TCCTTCAAATTCAGATGGATGATTTAATAGAATTGACATTGAAAATTTTCTAATACTTTGCTGATTAGGTCCTACATCCATGTGCCAATCATAATGATCGTTTTTTTCATAAACACCAAATTGAATGTTTTCTCCAAGTCCTAATATTTCAAATTGTAGTTGAGAATTTATTTCTACTACCAATTCTTGTATTTTACTATAAATATATTTATATCTTGGGTTTACTTGAGGGAACGGAATCCATCTTACTTTAGATGACCGATATCCTTTATTATCTACGTATCCTGCTTTTGTAGTAATTGTTCCATCATTGGGCTCTATCTGTTCGCAATCTTTAATAATCTTTTTGCACTCTGTAGATGTAAATACAGAATTTAATATACCTACCTTCGATCTATCTACTGGATTAATTAAATGAGAACCCAATCTGATTTTTTCTTTCATATAATTTCTTTCAATGCTTTAATTACTATTGTTTGTTCATCATCAGTTAATGTTGGATACATTGGTAATGAAAATATTTCATTAGCTCTTCTTTCTGTAATTGGTAAGTCACCATCCATATAACCCAAGTGTTTGTAACCTATCATCGTATGAACTGGCCATGGATAACTTATATTTAAATGAATGTCTCTCTCAGTCAACTCTTCCATTATCCTATCTCTATCAGCATGAGCAACTACGTAGATGTAATATGCGTGTCTATTGTGTTCAGCTTCTCTTGGTAAGTCTAATAAACCATTTAATTCTTCATCATATCTTTTTGCAATCTGTCTACGTCTTTCAATCCATTCATCTATATGTTTCAACTTAACAAGTAAGACAGCTGCTTGAACTTCGTGTAGTCGTGTGTTACAAGTTTGTGGTGCTGATTCTAATGCGTAGTATTTACCATTCCAATGACCAGAAGACATTTTCTTTCTCTCCATACCAAAGAATCTCATACGATTCATCTTATCATATAACTCTTCATCATCGGTAGTGATAAAACCACCATCACCATAAGCACCAAATATTTTAGTTGGATAAAAAGAGAAACAACCAACGTCACCTAACGAACCAGCTTTCTTACCTTTATAAGTTGCACCATGTGATTGTGCACAATCTTCGATAACTTTTAAGTTATGTTTTTTTGCTATCTTATTTATAGAATCCATATCACAAGTCTGACCGAATAGATGAACTGGAACAATAGCTTTGGTTTTATCTGTAATCTCATCCTCTAATTTAGAAACATCCATAAGTGAATACTCATCTATTTCTGTGAATACTGGTTTAGCTCCTGTCATAGAGATTGCTGTGCAAGTAGGAACTGCTGTATTAGAAACAGTTATAACCTCATCACCCTCTCCTATACCAAGTGCCATCATAGCAACATATAAAGCATCAGTTCCACAAGACACACCTAAACCAAACTCAGAATCAGAATAAGTAGAAAACTTTTTTTCAAACTCTGTAGTCTTAGGACCAAATACCAAAGTTCCTCTTTTGAAAACACCATCGATTTCATTAAGAACTTCTTCTCTAAGTTCCTCATATTCTTTTAGATAATCCCAAACTTTAATCATTACTACTCCTTAAAAAAATGATAAGATACTTCTGACGTGTGGATTAATCCAAGTATGATTTTTTATCAGATGCTTTATCTGATACATACTCATCCAAATAAAATTATCATTGACAACTTCAAATGGTTCTTCAACTTCGATTAACATATTTAAATTTCTCTTGTCTAAAAATCTTCCACCATCTTCTGATAACCAATTATTAAAATGTATTTTATGTTTATCTGGCTTCAAAAAATATTCTAAGTAATGTGGTCTGTTACCCAAGTGAGCTGCATTTATGTTACTAAATGTTGCTTGTAACGTTGGGCTAATCTGAACTAAGTTTGTATTACCTGGTTCGAATTTTGCTTCAAGTAAGTAATGTGGTATATCATTAAATCTCTTTCTGACTATGCCCAAGATACCACCATCCTTACCAACTTGTTCTATCATCGGTTGAGACCAACCATCAACTTCTCTCTTATCCGATTTTATTTTGTAACCTTTTACTGTAAAGAATTCACTTGTTTCATGATATATTTTGTTATCATTCATCTCCCACATATCACAATCTTTCAATGGTATCTCTGTGACTGTCATACTTTGACTGCTCACTTTCTCAGTATACCATTCTTCTATTTCATCTATGGTATGTAATACCGACCAATCTTGTAAACACTCAAAATGAAACTCTAATATATCTTCAGAAAGTTTACTACTTATACTTCTATAATATTTTTCTAATTCTTTTTTATACATTATTAATATGAGTTATAAATTTACCTTTGAATTCTTTTTCTTTATCCATGATGTAATCCATGAAGTTCCAAGCTCCAAGAAAAACACAATCATAATCATCAAGATTGATTGACTCTCTATCTACAATTGGTATGTGAGTGCCTGGAGATAATAAACCTTGCTTATCAGGTGTTGTGTCTGTAATACATTCTATCATAGAACTATCTATTCCACAATAATTAAATACAATGGATGACTTACAAGTAGCACCGATACTAACAACTCTGTTTCCTTTAAGTTGCTCTAACAATTCTTTTTTTGATTCTTCTACTTGGTAACCAAACATTTTGTATGTTGAGTAATCATCTAATCCAAACTCAAGTTCTTTTGATATAATATCATTTACACTTTCTTCTTCACGTCTGTTCTTAGAAACATATATTCTATTAGAACCACCATGAGTTTCTAACTCTTCTACTCTAAATATTTTTAGACTATGCTTAGATAAGATATTTTGTAAAGCTATAACACTAAACGTATGTGCGTGTTCATCATAAAACTGATCGTATGAACCTACATTTAAAATGGATAGTAACGAAGGATCCTCAAAGACAAATATCCCATCGTCATCAAGTATACTATCAATAGCAGAAAAACAATCATCCAAATCTTGTATGTGACAAATTGTATTTGATGAGTAAACTAAATCCATCTTACCATGATGACTTTTAATTTTCTCTGATAGTTTGCTGTTCCAAAATGAAGTGTAACTTTGATATCCTTTATGTGCAGTAATTAAAGAGAAGTTACCACATGGTTCAACACATACAGATTTATCCATTTCAAAATTCGTTATGAAAGTTCCATCGTTAGAACCTATCTCCAAAACATTTGATGGATTGAACTCTTCTTGCAAGCTATCTGATATTTCTTTATAGTGTTGTATCATTGGTGTGGACAACGAAGTGTGATACTTGTATTTATCATTGAACATAAGATTTGGTTTAACAAAATCTTTCAAAGAAACTAAACAAGTTTTACTATCCCAAACAACTTTTAAGTCGTAGAAAAATTCTGAATTGATATCTTCAGAATTGATAAATGAGTTGGCTAACGGTTGTCTGCCTAAATTTAGAAACTCTTTCCTCAATTGTGCACTAATATTCCTTCAACAAAATATACATCGTGTGGTTCAATATCAAACCTAAAGAAACTTTGAGAAACTGAAGTTGATGATGTCCACTCTGTAATGGAAGTTATGTTTATTGGTTCTAAAGAAGAACTCATAAGTTTCATATCTGCAGTAACATCTGAAGTATACTCAAAGAACCAAGCTCCTTGTTCACCATCAGTATTACTTCCACTCCATACTAATAATGGGTGAACTTCTGTAATTAAGATATCATCATCTCTACCATTTTCACAAACCAACTTATACATACCTGGTGCGTTAGGTTCACGTGAATGAGTTACTATAGATTCTACTGAAGAAGTAGCTAGGGTTATAGCTCCTGAAGATGTAAATGATGCGAAACTACCTGTGTAAGACCACAACAAATACTCAGCTGCTACATCCGAATCAGGTAAACCTGCTATGTTAGCAGATAAAACATTATCACCGACTGACATAGACACGTGAGGAATACCCTCTAAAGAACCACTTATGGTAACTAATTCACCAGACCCAAATGATTCACCACCTGGTACACCACATTCTGCTATTTCACCTTTATAGTGATATCCTTGAACATCAGTTTCTACATATTTTTGTTCTTTAGAATCCCATGCGAATTCTACTTTTGTATTAATCCATTTCATAAAATTACTCCTGTGTATATAAATAGTAAGTTAAACAAATATCCATTTGTTATATTTTAACTGTCGTTCATATATCATTTCAAACTTATCTAATTTAATATTTGAATCATCATTCATTGGTTCGATTAATTCTTTCATTACACTTTCTGTTAGTGTCTGTGCATAGTTCATATCTGTAAATGGTTTAGGCCAGATTTTTGGTGTTCTCTTATCATCAACTACTGTTGGATGTGGATTGTCGTTGGTCTCTAACATCCACAGTTTCATATCTGTATCAGGTAAAACATCCACACCAAATATATGTATTAGATTTCTCTGAGTTTTATTATTAAGATTGTTGTAAACATCATTAGAAAAATCTACCATTATATCTACAAAACCTTTTTGTAACTCTTTACGAAGTGGGTGTTGTGTAAATGAAATCATACCATTTTCTATAGCATCCCAACCATACTTAGGTCTAAGTTCTAAATCATCATAGAAGTCAATCCAATACGAATCCCAATTGGTAAGTTGAACATCTGGTCTTAAATCCTTTTCGTCAAAAGGTAGAGGTGCTAATCTAACAAAGTGGTCGAAGAATATAAAAGTTCTAAGATAACCTTGATAAGTTTGTAACACCACAAACATTCTTAAATCCTGCTTTCTACCATTGTATAGTAGTGGGTTATCTATATTCTTTTGATAGACTGCATCTTTCAAATCAACACTACTAACATTATCAGTAATTATAATACCTTTACCATTAGCACCTTTATTTGGTTTCACAAACCACAAACCATCTTTCATTGGATTTTCTAAATGAGATTCTGGATAGTAATCTTTATCTTTGAAGAAATGATGCATATCATTTTTAAAAGCTGGATATACATCGTGGTTAAAATAACATCTATACTTTTTAGAATAGTAAAATGATTTAAATTCTGATGGATTAAACATCTCAAAGTAATCTTTGAAGATATCAAACTCATTTCTTTTTTCTCTACTCAAAGAATTCAAACTTCTGTCCTTTCAAAAAAGATACTAACACTTTTCTTTCACCACTCAAGACTTCATCTGCTTGGTGAAAATACCAAGATGGAAAAGCAACTAATACTCCAATGTTGTTTTTTATCACAACTTCCTCACCACAAAATATTCTTAAATCACCACCAGTATAGTTATTATTCAAAAAAGTTACAGTGGTTAATCTTCTCAAATCTATACCATCGGTATGCCACTTGTAACCATCTCCAATTTCATATGTCTTTATACCAACTCTATCATACAACTCTACATCTTTGAATCTGTAATTAAACTTATTTATTTTTAGTAACGTATTTTGTATTCTATCTATAATCCATTTGTTGTCTTCGATATCATCAACTATATTGACAGGTGAATTATCAGCTTTATTACTAAATGTAGATTTACAATTCATTATCTTATTACATTCGTCAGCCGAAAATATTCTTTGTTGCATTATATGTCTCATAAATATTTTCTCTTTAGTCCCTCTATAATAGAATTATGTGGATATGTTTTTTTATCTATATCATTTAGATTACTTTGAGAATCGAATAGATGTAAACCAACGACATCATTAGGTAGTAATGTTCCATCAACCAACTTATCACTCTCATGCCAACCAATTGCACAAAAAGCATTTGGTGGTAATACATAATCATGTAAGTTATACTTCTTAACTAAGTAAGTGACCAACTCAGGTCCTGTCTCCCCATGTATAACTCTAGCTTTATTCCTATAACTTATATTATCTATTGCTTCTGACCAAATTTTTTCAGAAGATGTGCCAGATTCAGAATAGATTACACTTGATGTTGGGTGTATATCACCATTGATATTTCGTTCTGAAATAAAGATATATGGTTTATCCAAGTTGAAATTTTTCAATAGAACTACATCGGTGTCAACCCATAAACCACCAATGGCTAGTAACGTGAATCTGAATTGATTTGAGAAACCTGATGGTGAACCCTTATTGAAACCTTTTTGATAATACCATATTTCTTCTTTAGGTATCATGTCATTACCATCAAGAACATTTACACCTGATGGTATGTTCTTTACTTCACCATATACGTATAGATTATATTGAAACCCATTCTGTAAGAATGAGTTGATAGATATTATATGTTGTGGGAAAAGTTGTTCACCTATCCAAAGGCTATTAGCTACTTTATTTAACCCTACGTTTTCTTCCACCTTGTCCTCGATATGGTTTTACGACACCTTTCTTCGTGCCCCTACCAGCTCCTTGTCGAGTTTTCTTTATATTTTTTTTCGGTTTATCTACACCACCTACCACTAAGACATCCTTTCAAGCATAACACGCTTTGTTTGCATACCAACAACTCTGTCAACCTCAACACCATTTTCCTCTATCACTACTGTAGGTACTGAACGAACATTGTATTGTTGTGCCAAATCAGATAAATTATCTATGTCTATAAACTCAACATAGTATCCCTCACTTTTAATTTCATTCATGATGGGTTTGAAAGTCTGACAAGGACCACACCATGTCGCACTAAAATATTTTGCTGTCTTCATTAATCAAGTCTCCTTGTTGTGTTAACGTTTTCTAATAAATCCCCATCTTTGTCATACGGCCATCTATACTCACCATATCGCTCATCTTCACTTTTCCATTTATCTAAAAACAATTGTGTTAGTTGTTCTAAAGATTCGTTTTGTTTTACTAACAATTCTTTTATTTCTCTTAAAACTTTTTTATAGTTTGATTCCACTAAATCTCCTTTGCTGATTCTTCAGCTGCTTTTTTTTCTTCTTTAATTTCTTTTTTGAAATCTTTTTTCTTACCACCATGATAGTCGTAAGCATGTCCCTCTTCAATTAAGATATCGTTTACACTCACCCAACCATCCACCGATAAATCAATTCCACTATCAGGGCTAGCAATACACTCATTGATATGATCCCCAACATATTCAGGCGATACAAAGACTTCTCCAAGAACTCTACCGAATTTACCAGTTCCAAAACTTTTAAGCTTGAAACTTCCCGCTTCAAGAAGTTCTTTGTTTCTTGCTTTTGCTGCAAGTCCTTTTTTCTTTTCATCTAAGTCTCTTGTTCTACTTTCCCACGTATCAATACCCATGTATCTAATACGTTTTTTTATTTTTAAATCAAAACCCAAATCAATATAACAATCAATTGTGTCTCCATCTAAAACTTTAATTAGTTCTGCTTCATACTCTCGAACATCTAATTTTTTACCCATTACTTTTCTCCGTTTAACCGAAGAAAAGTCTTCGGTTATGCTTTAATATTCATTCCTATTTGGTTTGCAACTAATAAACATTTTTCAGTAGTCGCATCCCACTTCCCATTATAAATATTATCAAGTATTTTAAGTGCTTCAGATTGGGTAATCTTTTTTTGATACATCTCATTACCATACAAGTAACTTTTTGAATCAGATGCTGAATTAGATATCTTATCTATAACTTCTGTTAATTCTTTGAATCTTAAATAACCATCATATGATAATTTCAGTTTGTTAGTTTGTGAATGTGCCATGACAACATATTTTTCATATTGACTTTTTTTATGTCTTGCATTACTTTTCTGTATCATTTATTTCAACTCCATGTCTGTTTCTTGTATATTCTTGAAAATCTTTTTCACTAATTAATTCTCTTTTACTCTCACCAACTTTTCTTCTGTATAACGTTTCTCCACCATCAGGTGTTTCGAATATGTAACCCATTTCTTGACTGTTCTCTGCTATTTCTTCTGCTAACTTGTTAGCTTCTTTCATATCACCTGAATAAACATAATCGTTGTCACCATCCTTACCCTCATGAAAGTCATCAGCAAAATGTTTTGTAGCTTTCATATCACATTCTAAACAATTGTAACCAGAACCTATATAGTCATAATCTAATTCGAAAGTAGACTTACCACAATGCTCACACACCCACTTTGCTTCTTCTTCTTTATCAGTTACCTCAGGTATTCTACCATCTATAGTATTCATATTAAGATAGAAACCTCTATTTGGATTTCTTATTTCTTTCATGATAGCTCTGACAATTACTTGTCTACCAGCCTCTGAGTGTAAGTTTGTTTTTCTATATTGTTTTAATACATCGTCGATTAGTTTTTCCATAGTTATCTCCTATATAAAAAAAAGCCCGAACAATCAAATAACTGAACGGGCTTTGTGTGGGAATGAGAGAGTAAAATCATTCTAAATTTTTATTAAGTATCTTGCTTAACCTTTTCGTTAAAATTTTTGCAGACTTTTTATTATCTAAATTTTTTCTAATAGCTTTTTTGTAAACGTCTACTATTAATTTATTATCTTTGTTCATATATAAATATATAAAGAGTGCCTAAAAACGTAATTTATTTTCAGGCACTCTTCTCCATTTTTTAGGAAGCTACTGAAGCTTCAGTTTCGTTTATCTCTTCTTCGTTAAAGAGGTTCTCATCACTACCATCAGAAACATACTTCTGAACTAACTGCTTGATGAAAGTTCTCTCACTATCAGCACCACCTGAACTATCGAACTGAGGATAGACACAGACTTCAGCTGCCTCATCCAAACCGAAACCATCAAACAACAAACCACCCATCTCAACAGAAGTTCTGGTAGAGATACCACTAGCGAACTTACCATCTTCAGAAGAAGCCTCAACCCTTGTTGAGTGTGCTATCTCTGAAACATTCTTGAGGATTTCAGGATCGACGTTTGGGTAAAGATACTTGAGTAATCCAAACTCTTCTTCGTCATTCAGAACATCCATCTCAACGATAATAAATCTATCCATCAAAGCCTTATCCATAACTCTGGTAGAAGTGTATTCATTACCAATGTTAGCCGTCGCTACGAAAGTAACACCCTTAGCGACTTTAATAGTAGCCTGACCATCAGCCTCATCAAGTCTGATATATCTCTGACCTTCATCAAGAACAGTCATCAAGATATTCCAAGCGTCTGGATGAGCCCTTGACAACTCATCAAGAAGTATCACAGCATTCTCAGTTTGAATTGCTTTGACAAATAGTGATTCTGAAAAGTAAGTTCCATCTTTCTTATCAAAGTGAACATTACCAATCAAAGTAGCTCTTGGGTCTTGTGTCGCACCCAAGTTAAAGTAGAAGTCAGGACGACTTAGTGAATCAACCAACGACTTAGCCGCCAGAGTTTTACCACAACCGGCAGGACCCGTCATCAGAATATTCTTTCCACGAACAGCTGACCTAACAAGATACTTCCATTTAAGTTCTTTCATCACCAACATCTCAGGCTTCAACTTGTAAGAACTATGAATGAAGTTTAGAACCTCTGCATGATCTTCTGGAACAGCAAGTTCCTCTGCACTAAATACAGGAGCCGAAGTAGCTTCGAACTCTGACATCGGAACTTTCCACCAATATACCCTACCATTCTTACCAGTCCTACGTTCCAAAGCCATATTAGCTTCGTAAGCCCTCTTACGAGTGCCAGTTCCAATAGCTGATGTATGTTTATTACCATCAGCATCCCATGCGTTAAATCGGTTACCCGATTTCTCTATTTTTACAACTATGTTATTCATTTCATTCCCTTTTGTTATTTTACTCAATTTAAGATTTTTTTCCCATTTCTTATACCTAAATATACGAACAAAACCTGGTATGTGTCAAGCCTTTTTTTCACTTTTTTTTATTTTTTTTACACCCTCTGTATGAGGTGGATCGTAAGGACAATTCTGACAACCTAGCCCACAACAATAACCACGTTCCAACAACTTCTCTTTTGGCATTGCTATATTCACTTTTGTTTCCACCAATGTAACTTACCATTATCACTCTCAAATGCTTCCCAATCACATTGCTTCCATATACAATACCAAGAATGCTTATAGGGATTAATTGTAATTGGTTTCATTTTCCAACCACAAACACAGGTTGGTGTTTCCTTGAATTTATTATACAACCACCTAAACAATTACTTTTCCAAGAACTTTTTGTTCATAGTCTTAGCCAAAGCTGATACTGAATTTACATCGATGAACTTAGCATCCTTACCATACATTTTCTTGAAGTCACCCATGTATCTATTGTCATAATCACTATCACCAACAAAGTAAGAGAGAACTTTTACATTCTTCTTACGAATCTCACCAACCATTTTCTTTGTGTGGTTGATAGCGACTTCATTGTAGTAACTCAATTCATCATTACTGAACATTGGCATTCCATCCGAAAAGTTTAGGAAGTAACTATCTTTGTCATTAGAACCAACACTAACCTTATCCATAATAGCTTGGTAACACAATCCCTCTGGTGTAGTTCCAGCGACGTAAAGATTTTGCCAATACTTCTTGATGTGAGATATCTTATCTTTTCTACTATCGTAAGCCATCAAGATAGCTGGTCTCTCACTTCTTGTGCGACTATTACCACCATAGTTAGAGTATCTAACAGAAACATCAACCGTCAAACCCTCAATCATCGAAGCCGCTTTGGAAATAGCGACAGTAGCTTTGATAGTGTTCATCCACTTGTCTCCACTCATACTACCACTAGCGTCAATCGAAATATGTAAGTGAGCGTCTGCATAACTATCAGTAAATGTAGTTGAGAAAACTCTTGAGTTTCCAAAACCTAACTCAGCGATTAATCTCTTATCAATTCTACCACTATCTTTACGAGACCACTTAGTATCTCTACTCTCATTACGAACTTTAAGTTTCTTACCTAACATAGTTCCAAGTCTCATACCCTCAGCGATAGTTTCACCCATACGTGAACTATCAGAGAAATATCTTCTTGACAACACTTCACACATTCCACTCTCAATCAAACTTGGAGTAATTCTGTCAATCACAACACACTTTGTTTTACCAACACCATAACTGCCAGTTCTGTAATCATAGTTACCGAAACCATCACCACCAACTTCTTCAAGTCTCATACCACTATCTTCAACTGACTTTAGTTCATTAGCGTATTTCTTAGCTAACTTAGTTTTCTTGGTGTCACCATTTACAAATTCTTTCTGCTTTCTGAATGCTGATTCAAGAGACTTTTTCTGTGCTGGTGTCAATTTAATATCACTACCATCGGTATGTCCTCTTGATACATCACCACTTGACATAGCTTCTTTCAATCCCTCAAACTCTTCATCGGAAAGTTCTTTACTACCACCACCATTATCACCACCACTCTCAGAAGAATTACTAGCCTCAGAAGCAGGTTTGGTATTTACTTCACCATACTCATCAGTTTCCTCAACACCATCATCCAAGTTGTCAAGTATAACATTGTAAATCTCAAGTGCCACATTGTATGCATCTTTTGTATCTTTAAGAGTTGATGGGTGATTTTTTACAAATACAATATCATAAATCTTATCTAAATCAGGAAGAACATCTAACCTACGATTTTCATTAGTCAAGTTAAGAATTCTGAACAGATAACTATCCCAATCATTAGAAGTGTATTCATCAGATTTTAATGCTTTGTCAATGACATTAGAATGGAAATAAGTTTTATACATTGAATGATAGTAACCCTTGTAGCCAGGTGAAGTAGTAAAGACATAATAGTCAATACGTCTATCCTCAACATAGTTAAGAAGATTTTTTAGGTGACTAATTACCTCATACTCACCATAACCTTTCTTACTAGCTTTTATCTTAACTTCTTCATTGATAACATATCCATTAGCCAACTGATGCTTTAAGAAGTCAAAGTCAGAAAGTTTAATATGTGAACCCTCATGAAGAGCCAAACCAACAATACTATCGAAATTTTTATCTTTTATATTTGAAGAGATAACGACTTTCTTACCATCGGTGTAACTATCATTACCACTATTAAAGGTAACAGGAATATCATTCCTACCAGTAACAATGTTAACAAAGTTAGCAACCGACCTACGATAAGCCGCTAATGCTATTGTGTCTACTTTAGGTTTTTTAACAACGTTTTCTTCGTCATTCCAATTGTCAAATATAGAAGTTCTCCTACCATAAGTGTCATCCATCCAAAACGAAGAGTTGTTATTAGTGGTGAGACTACCACTACCATATTTCTCACGAAGAGCCATAGGATTGAAGTGTTTGATTTTTGTCATTTTTTCTCTCATTTAACTACCTAAATATACGCATAAAGGACCATGTGTGTCAAGCCTTTTTTTCATTTTTTTAAAGTTTTTTTTCATGTCTAAATACTCAGTATCTTCTCTAGCCATCTTCCAATACTTCTGAAATATTAGACTACTATCCATAAATCTTTGTTCATTCCTATCGTAAGGTAATACTCTCCACTCACCATCATTAATCCATTTTTTACCTGAACTATGATTCCAATATCTACGACTACGTGTAAATCCCATGTGTAGATATTTTTTAGCCATATCAGCACCTACAAAATCACCTTGTTCTATATATTCTAAGAACTTTATATAAATTAGATTACAAGATAGTTGTGCTTCTTCTGGTGTTTTAAATCTCCACAATGGATGTAGTTCTGATTTGTATGGTTGACAAGTCAATACACCTTGTTGTCCTCTACCTATTTCATATAGATGTGGATTCTTACGATAGTCTATATTTGATTTCCACTTGTAATTATCATAGTCGAAATCTACGTATGTTGGTTTTACTTTATTTTCATTGTCCATTTACGTAATCTCTTTGGTAGTAATTCGAAGTGGTTGATTTCTTCTAACATCTTTGACTTGTTACCTAATGATATCTTGTCAGTATTAAATAATTCTTTGAGCCATGTGACTGTATGTTGATACCCATTGTCTTTGTAGTATAACATAGTCTTATTATATAAGGTGTCGTAATCCATATGCTTGATAGTGCATACATCCTTGACAATCTTACGTTTAGGTTTAGGATTGTATAGATTTTCATAATATCTGTCTAACCACCTATCCCATGATTGGTCGGCGTATATACCTTTAGCAGAACGTGTCTTACCTGTGCTACGTCTATCTATACGTTTTAGGTTGTTAGCTGCAGTTTTAGATACAGGCTGAACATAACCGCCTGTCTTGTGAGGATATACAGTGTGAGCTGAATAGGCTTCTACTTCAGAACAATCTAAACAATCTGTATATCCTAAGTGAGCGCGAGTATTGTCTAACTCACTTCCACATTTTTTACACTCATTCATAGTTAGATATTACGAAAAATAATTAAAAAAGTCAAGCTTTTTTTTATTTTTTTTTATATGTATTATTGGTATTAGTTACCCTTTGGGACGGTAATCAAAGACCAGTCGAAAATTTCTAAAAAAATCTATAATCAAACTCTTTTATATCTCTCATAAACCACCATTTAACTGTAGCTCTACTCTCA